CATCTCCCATACGCCTTGTCAACTCTTGACGTGATGGGGTTATATCGTTGGTTATTAACTTATCTAATCTTGGCCTACCCATGTGGTAGGTAGCAAGTATATCACGAATTTCCCTTACCTGTGATTCAGAGTAATAAGACCTGACCTGCCACCCTGTATCCCCGCCTTTTTGAGAGCCTGTAGGGAAAGGGATAACACCTCTTTTCATCAAGCTGGGCATATACTTTTTATGACGATTAACTAGGGAAGCAGTCTCTCCAACTGTATATGCTCTTTCACGATTCTTTTTAAAATCAGAGATTAGGCAACTTTCTATCTGATCCTTAATAATATTATAAACAGACATAATTCCGTTTGACTTGTTTAGGTGGTGAACCCTAACCAGATCACCATTTAAGAACCATACCTTTTTGTTCCCTGAAATTGCTGGGGCAGAGTTATACTCTGACATATGCATAGGGCCATGCTTTTTAGCCATTTTTAGTCTGGAATACCTACAGCAATGATGTGTACCTTTAGGGCCAGAGACCCTCCAGTATTAAATCTCACAATACCATTGACTGATGAGTTGGTAACATTTTGAATAACAACAGAGACATCCTGACCAGAAGAAGTTCCCTCAATTAGCACTGGGGTTACTGTTACGATTGGAGGATACTTGTACTCGCCTTTAAATGAGTAAGAAAAAGATTGTGTGCTTTCTGCAGTTACGTTAGTCAGAGTTGGATATATAACTTTTTCTCCAGCAACAACCTTTGTGTCTGTTAGCAAGGTGCTTTCATTTCCATTAGTTGTATCTATGGATGCATACTTATATCTTGCTGAGGATATTTGAGAAGCAAGATCATTAACTGCCTCTACAATTTGATAAACATAAGAAACATCAAGGGGCTGTCCCCTGTCTGGAGTTGGAATTTTAGCCATGGTTAATTATAACACAACCCTATCTATCTTAGTGATTTCTCAAGGGTACATAGGTTCAGTATTGGATTAACTACCTTCTCTATGCCAGCAAGCTGAACTTTTACCCTTATATCTGTATGTGTGGATCCCCTTAGAAACGAGTAGGTCTCCGTATTAGAAGAACCAAGATAAGAATAATTTCCCCAATCAACTGTTGAAGTTCCTACGTTATAGATGCCAAAGCTTACAAAGATATCATATTTTTGCTGTAAGTCTGATTTTCCCCATATCACTGATACTCCTAGAGAATCATTTAGTGCACGGATATCTCCAGATACAGGGTCTATAAGACTTGAAACATTAACCTTATGTATTGGAGACCAGTGAGAGGTTCTGTTCTTATCTTCCGAAACAATCCTGTACCTCAATAAGTATTCTCCATCTGGAGATAATGGCGGGAAATCTTGATTTTCAACAATTGCCTGTTTAACTGACATTGTTTATCCCCAGATCAACATCTAGTGCAAAACGAAACTCTACCAGGTTTGCAGTGTTAGCAATTTTAACAATTGGAAGGGCATCCTGTGACCTTACAACAGAGTATCCTGTCAGGCCATATAGAGGATTGGTAGAAGTAACGTTTTCCAATCTTAGAGCATCTAAAGCAACGTAGTAATTGTCTGTTGGATTACCGCCTGAATCCAGAACAGATGCCCAAATTTTTACTACGTTTACAGCATTCCAAGTAAAGCTTGGGCTCTTGACTAAATCTTTTAAAGCTTTTGTTTGCACAACGTATCTATTATTTTCAAAATCATGCTGCCCAGTTCCAGTACCATTTGTTAGGTCTACCTGAAATTGAGCATAATTTGCAGCAGAGTCATCGTCAGAAGAAGCAAATTCAATCAATACCTTTACTCTGCTTGGCTCTAATGAGTCGTAAGCGTCTTTGTTTACCACAGAAAAAGCAAAACGTAATTCATCAGATGCCGCATTTTTATTAAAGTCAAGATTTGCACCAGTTAGATGTATATGGTTAGATCCTTCAGCAGGCACCATTTTTCCACTAACAGTTGATATAGTTGATTCTCCACCAGCTATCATGATAATGTTATTTAAATAGCGACAAGATTCATATCTTGCAATTCTTGAAGCTTCTAGCAAAGTTTTGTTGTCTGCGTTAGTTTGAAAAACTGGAGATGGTTGCTGAATCTCATCTGGATCAGCTTCTGTTCCTAGTGGTTGGATTATAATTGGAATCGACGTAGCAGCAGTAGAAGTGTGATACTCCCAGTTTTCTGTTCTTGTAAAAGAGTAAACGGGTTTGCTGTCATATGCTCCAGCTGTTGGATTAGAGCCTGATGAGTATATGCCAATTTCAGTAATCTCATATCTTTCTACTGTTGGCAACTCTGCAGTTAAAACAATTTTAGATATTCCATCTTCATTGACATAGCCCCTAGATGTTATTGGAACACGAAACATCTCAAAGTCTAGATTCTTTTTATCTAGAATTTCCTGTATGTCATTGTCTGTAAACACATAATCTATTGCCTTGGGGGACTGGCCACAGCCAAGGGCAATATGGGAGGCATAAGAAGGGGCCTGACCGATCAGGTATTTTGCCAATAAGTTTTTTCCAGAATTAGTAATCACGAAACATCCTCTTCATATATTGTATCATTAAAAATTTGTCCAGCAGCTATCATCTGTACCTCTATTTCATAGTCTCTTTTTAGGTTTGTAAGCTCAATAATAATTCTATTATTAACAGCATCAAAAAATACGTTATTGTCTCTAGCTATCATGTCTACGTATATTGCGTCAGGATCGTACTGTGGGGTATGAGTGTCTAGCTTTATTGCAAAGTTTTTAAAGAATGTGTCAGCTGTGTCTGGAATAGCAATTATATTTTGTGGGTTATAGGCAATCGCAACCTCTGAAATATTCTTTACTGGCTGATAGGCTATGTTTTGTCCATTAACTGTGTCATGTCTTACAAGGCTTATTAGCTCTTGTGCCCCAATTTTTTCTAAAGTTAATTTTAAGATTAGATCTACTGCTGTGTCTCCAGGATCTGAAATAATGATATCTGGAGAAGCAGATTTTACAGACTGATCTGTCCTAGTTGGCGTTGGCAACGGAACATTTGGGGTTGGCTCTACTCTTCTACCAATAACCGAGTTATCGTTTTCTGCCATTAGACAACCTCACTTAGATATAATACCATTCCTGGACCAGAAACATCTTTATCATGTTGAATACTATAAACTACAAATCTTTGTTCTGGCTTAAACCAGAACTCAGCATCCTCATCCTTGTAGTCTATAGAGACTATATCTCCAAGCTGAATAGTTGGCGTTGAGAAAATTCTTACTCCAATAGATTTTCTTGGCTTTGATGTTTTAGAGATTAGCCATTCCATAACTCGAACTGCCTCGTCTCTACTTTGAATGTATGGCGACTCCAGAGAAAATTCATTTTTGCCATAAGTAATTCTACTATTCTTGATATCATCATATAATTGTTTTTGTTTGATAGGGGACAATATCGTCATATCTTCTTTTACCTGAGGGTTAGAGAAGTCTGAAGTTTTATCAAAATAATCATCCACTGTAAGTTCGTTTCTAGAGTCTTGTGTAAATGTAATACCTTGAATTCTTAAATAATTCCCAACTTGCTCGTCAAAGAATAGGAAAGTGTCTGTAGCATTAAAGATTAGGAATTCTGCTCCGTATGCTCCAGCAAAAAATCCAGAAACCGTGTATCCACGAATCTTGTTGAATGTTGGGGATATCATTGCATACAAAGCTGGATAAGCCTTATCATACTTAACATTAAAGTAAGCAGCTTCTCTCATAATTGATCCAAATTCCTCGTAGTAAATATTATACTTAGGTGGCTCTGCTGGATTAATTCCAGAAAGATATGTTGGCTGTATAATACCACTAATAGCGTATTTTCTAAAAGATTCATTTGCAGAAATATTTATCTTATTTGTAAAAATTGAATTTGCTACAGGGTCTGATGCAAAGCTAGAGTTCTGGCTATAGTTGTTTGCCAAAGCATAAAGGTTTTCAAACATACAGTGAGAGCTTCCTCTAACG